CGCATTTATTTGTGTTTGAATATTACTTGTAACACCATCACAGTAATTTAATTCTGCCGCAGTAGCAGTAACATTTGTTCCACCTATATCCAATGTAGTCATTGAAACTTCTCCAGCTACTGTAGCAATACCACTAGCAACTGTTATTAAATCCGTATCTCCTGTATGTCCAATTGTAGAACCATTAATAATTACATTATCAACAGTTAAAGTCGTTAGTGTACCAAGACTTGTTATGTTTGATTGTGCTGCTGTAGTAACTGTAGCTGCTGTACCGGAAACATTTCCTGTTACATCACCTGTTAATGGTCCTGCAAATGCATCAGCAGTAACAGTTCCATCAAAATACGCATCTTTAAATTCAACACCACTACTACCAAGGTCAAGAATATTATCAGCACCCGGTGTTAAAGCACCATCTGTAAGTATTAATTGTTTTTCATTTCCTGCATAAAAATTAATTGTATCAGCAGTTTCAAAATCTATTTTTGTTTGGTCATCTTCACCAATTTTAATATCAGTTGCGAGTAAAGATGTAATTCCTGTTTGAGCTGCATTAATTGTAAAAGTTAAATCGTATGGGTCTCCATCTGTTCCATTATCGGTATCAGTCCAGTTAATATCTACACCACCACCCTCAACAAATTTCATTTCTTTGTCTTTGGTAATTGTTACTTCCGTACCATCACCATCTTCCATAACAAAACTTGTCGCACTAAAATCTTGTGCATCTACATAAGCTTTAACTGATTGTTGTGTTGGAATAAGAGTTGCTGAATCAGAAGACATATCATCTTCATCAACAAATGCTGTAGCTGTTATTGAACCATCTGATAAACTTCCATAAGTAATTGTTCCTGTTGTTGAAATAGCGGATGACCCTGTATCAATAGTTCCAAATCCAGAAGTAATTGAACCAGAATTTAATGCACCAGTAGTGACAATACTAGAACTACCTGCTAGAACACCATAAATTGAACCTATTGCAGTTCCATTTATTGTAATTGCATCTGCTTCTAAAGTTCCGTCAACATCAACATCACCGGATATATCCAGTTCCGTTGCAACTATTTTATCATTAAATGTTGCCGCACCTGCTTCACTTCCATCCAATGTAAGCATTGTAATATCAGAAGTAGCATCTGTTCCCTTAAATATAATATCACTATTATTTGCTGCCGCATCTATTGTAATATTACCGGAAGATGTAGTAAGAGTAACTGCTGCATCACCTGTTCCAATATCATCTAGTAAAACACTTGCACTTGTATAAGTATTAAGTTGAGAAGCAGTAATATATTTTGTTGTACCGCCATCATCTACAAGAATTTTATCTGCATCTACTAATGTAATTCCTGTACCATCCGTAGCACCATCAATTTGAATTGCCGCACCACTTACTTTATCAGCAGTTGAAATTGTTGCTAATTTTGAATCCGCAATTGCTGCTGAAGAATTTATATCTGCATTGACAATAACATCACTTGCAATAGCACCAACACCACTTGAATTAATTGTAACATCACCGCTTACTTTTGCAAATAAATATGTTGGAAGACGAGATGCCAACATGGATTTTTCTGTACCACCTGCACCATCATCAACAATAAATAAATCGGCATCAGCAAGAGCAGCACTCATTTCAGATGCTCCGTCTATTTCCAATGCTCCTATATCAACTTTACCTGCTGTAGAAATTGTTGCAAGTTTAGTATCAACGATAGCCGCACTTGCATTTACATCTGCATTAACAATAACTCCTGAAGCTATACTAAATACTCCAGCATTTGTTAATCCAACATCACCACTTGGAACAACAGGATTAAAATTCGTACCATCAGCAACCATGATTGCTGTATTGGTATTTGTACCCATTGTCAAGTCATCACCAGAGATTGTTAAATCACCTGCTAATGTTGCGTTAGCTCCACTAAATGTTAAAGCTGTAGTTGTTCCTGATTTAATTATTAAGTTACCAGAAGTATTCGTCAGACTACCAAAAGTAGTTCCTGCATCTTTTAAGAATACATCCGCACCATCTGCATCCAGTATAATATCACCAGAAGAATCTAGTGTAATATCTGTTCCATCATTTGTAATTGTATCTAGGGCAATGCTTCCAATATTTGTAATATTAGAATCACTAAAATCTAAAGTTCCTGTTACATCAAAGTTTCCGCCTACACTTAAATCTCCAGTTACAGTTGCATTATCTGCTATTGTTGTTTCAGAAGTTGTATGTCCTATTGTTACTGCAATGCCACTTGTTTCAGTCGCTACTTTTAAAGCACCTACTGCATTGGTAATATAAGAATTAGACCCGTCATGATATAAGGTTAAATCCTGACTGTCACCAATCTTTAATGGTGTATCATCTGTTAATAGTAATGAATCTGCTGACTCATCCCATAAAAGATAACTTCCTGAAGCAGCACCAAAGAATTTTACATCATGTCCGGTATCATCTACACCAACTGTTAGTGTTCCTCTTTGAACAACACCATCTGCTGAAGTATCCCACAGCCAATATCTACTGGCTGTATCACCAAAAAACTTTACATCATAACCTGCATCATCAACACCAACATTAATAGCATTAGAAAACTTAAATAAATCTTCATCTTCCATCCATGTTAAAGTACCATCATTTGTACTAGCATTAAAGGTAACAACAATATCAGTATCGGCATTCGTGCCAAAACTTATCGCATTACTGTAAAGTGTTGATAAAGGTCCGCCATCTCCGGTTGTAGAACCATCATGCGTATGACCTGTTGCAACATGAAATGCCGCTAATAATTGGTCATATTCATTATTCAGTAATGCTGCGGTAATCGTATCGCCATCTGAAAATGAACTCTGTCTAGTATAAACTGCCATAAATTATATTCTTCCTCCGGGTATAAAGTCTACATAAAAACCTGATACAGTATAAGGTGAAGCTGTACCATTACTTCTCATTTTAAAATTACTTGTAAACCCACTTCCTGTTAATGTTGATTTTTGTTGCGGAAATAATGTTGCTCCAAAAATCGCTGTTCCAAATACTGCTGTTCCAAATACTGCTGGATTAGCTAAAGAACCAATACTTATTTCAGAAGGTTGTGGAACACTATTACTTTCAAAATCATATCTGCATAAAACTTTTAAATTATCGTTTGTTCCTTCTGCTCTTATACTTGTCTTAATATAATACAAAGTCTTTCGAACACCTGAATCACCATAATCTAAATCGGGTGTCTTATAAATTGCCGAAACATTATCACCACCAAAATCATCTCCTGAATCATGTGTATAAACATAACCATCATCTGATGCATGATATAAAACTTCTGAATCATTCTCATCCGTACCAGAATGTATTCTTCGGGCAGGGATTCCTTTTGTTTCACTCCACTCATACACAGCCGCACCAGTAGAAGAAATTTTAAATGTTCCTATAATTCCTAATTGAACACTATTTGCTTTAGTAGAATTATAATAAAATAATCTGTATTGACTTTTTTCTCGTATAACCAGACTTGAAAAAGTAATTGTAGAAAGATAAGGTAAAATATTATCTCTGAATATTGGTAGAATTTTTCTACTGATAGAACTCAGTTCTATATCATCAATACGAGCTGTACCTGCAATTGTTCTTAAACCATCCGGTGCAAGAAAAATTAAGTCACCACCCATTTCCTGAACTGTATTACCATCCAATGTTCCAATATTTTTTGTAACAGAAGATAATACTACTGTACTATCTAAACCTGATAACTGATAAATACTATCCTTGCAAAATATAATTAACTTATCTCGAAAAGATTTTATTGCTCGTATCTGGTCTCCAACATCTACTGTTCCTGCACTTGACCCGGTGAAATCTTCCGGTATTAATCTTGTACTGTATGCTACAACTTGTGGATTATCTGACTGTCCTGCAACAATTAATCGTTCCGAAAAAATTGTACAAAGTGATGGGTCTGATGGAGCTGACCTTGCTTCAATTTCCTTGAATGCATAAGTATATGA